GCCTGATCTGCCATCGCAAGGAAACCGCCAAACTGCGAGCATCCCGAAGCCTTGGCGCACGACAGATTCCACCCGTGCGCACAACTTTGGAGCTTTTGGACACACTTGTATAGGTCTGTCTAGCTGATTCCACCCCGCCTTTCGTGCAACCACGGAGGGCATGCCGTATCGACGCCTGAGTGATCTGCCGGGACGCGTGAAGCGCACGCTGCCCGCCGCCGCTCAGACGATCTGGTTGCACGCCTACAATAAGGCACTCACACACACTAAAGAATCGCGCCGCCTGCAGCTGGCCTGGGCCAGTGTGCAGCGCGCCGGCTACGTGGAGGGATCCGATGGAACCTGGCAGCTCCTGACCCGCGCGCCTGAGCACACCGAAGACCTGGGGCCGGCGATTGCGATTGCGATCCACGACGCCCAGCCCGAGAAGGCCCCTGAGTGGGTGGAGGTGGTCCCGGCCGGGAAGTTCGTCGGCGCCGATGGGCGAGGGCCGTACCGCAACGCGTCGCCGCAGGCCGTGATCGACCGCACCAAGGCGGAGATGGTCGCCCGCGGCATGACCGGCGGCATCCCGATCGACTACGACCACGCCACTGATTTTTCGGAGCGCGGCCGCGCCGAGGCCGCCGGCTGGATGCGCGACTTCGAAGTCCGCGACGGCGCCATCTGGGCGCACGTCGAGTGGACCCCGGAGGGAGCGACCCGCGTCGCCCACAAGCACTACAAGTATCTGAGCCCGGTCTTCGAGCACACCAAGGACGACCAGCAACTGGTCATGTGCCTGCTGCGGGCCGCGCTCACCAACAACCCCAACCTGACATTGACGGCGGTCGCGGCCGCCCGGAGGAGCACCATGGCGAAGGACGGCGTCGGCAATCTGTCGGACAAGATCAAGGCGCTCGAAAAGGTCTTCCCGGACATGGGCGAGGCCGAGCTGCTGGAGCTGACCAAGCGTGCCGTCGAGCTCGCCGGCGACGACGACGGGGATACCGGCGAACCGGACGGCGACGAGCTGCCCGAGGTCGTCGCGCGTGAGGGGCACGCCGAGACCTGCACGGACGAGACCTGCCAGGGCCAGTGCCTGACCGCAGCACACGAGGACGAGGAAACGATGGTGGCCGAAACCGCCGCTGCGCTGCACGCCGGCGAGGGCGAACCCACCGAAGACGAGATCACCGCGGCCCGCCGCGTCGTGCAGGCACACCAGCGTCGCGCACGCGAGCACGCAGCGAAGGAGAAGCAGCGAATGAGCAAGGGCACGATCGTAGTTCCGGCCGCACTCAAGGCGGCGTTTCCCAACCTGAGCACCCAGAAGCTCGCGATCCTGCACGCCGCCGCGATCGACGCCGGCGACACGCCGGAGGACGGCACCGCCAAGGATGAGCTGATCAAGTCGCTCAACAGCAAGGTCGTGAACCTGGAGACCAAGGACGCGCGGCGCGAGGCTGAGACCAAGGTGACGGCCGCGATGCGCTTCCCACACCCGAAGATCTCCCCGGCCATGAAGGACTGGGCGATCGACTACGCGATGCGCGACTCGAAGGGATTCGACGCGTACCTGAAGACCGCGCCGGTGATCATGGCCAGGACGCCGGAGGAAATCCGCCAGCCGCCGGCGCCGGGCACGGTCGCGCAGCTCGACGCGCGCACGCTGGAGATCTGCCGCAACACGGGCGTGAAGCCCGAGGACTTCGCGGCCCACTACGCCAAGACCAAAGACACGCCCGGCACGGGCGCCGCGATGATGGCGGCGCACGCCGGCCGATAGATCGGAGCCCACGAGGCGCACCGCAAACCCTAGTCGAGACGGAGGACCCCTATGTCCGCACTCAACAGCGCACGCAACACGCCCGCACTCGGGCGCTACACGCCTCTGCCGCCGATGCCCGTCGAGGCCGCGACGGTGGTCTACGTCGGGGGCATGGCCTGCCTCGACAAGAACGGGCTCCTCGTGCCCGCGCAGCGCATCGGCTCGGCGCCGCTCGACGTGCTGCGCGTCGTAGGCATCTGCGGCGGCGCATACCTCGGCCACCCGGGCCAGACGCCGAAGAACCTGACGACCGAGGTCATCCCGGGCACCACGCAAGCCGCCGGCGCCGCGGGTGCGATCAAAGCGGACGTCTGGACGGGCACGTTCCTGATGGACATCGGCGCTGGCTCGATCACGCAGGCAGACGTCGGCGCCCTCTGTTACGCCGAGGACGACCACACCGTGTACGACACGAGCGACACCGCAGCGCGTCCCGTGGCCGGCACCATCGTCGCCCTCGAAGGCGGCATGGTCTGGGTCGACTTCACCCGGCAATCGGCGCGGGCCTAAGCGCCGCACCCGCCACAAACGGCTGAGAGAGCGAAAGGACAGGCGACGATGGAAATCACGCCGGCAACCCTCGGACCCCTCTTCACCACCTACGAGCTGACCTTCCAGCGCGGCTTCGCCATGCCGCCGACGTACTTCGAGCAGATCGCCTCGCTCGCTCCGTCGGGCTCGCGACAGAACGTCTATCCCTGGCTCGGCCGCACCACGAAGTTCCGCGAGTGGCTCGGCCCGCGGGTCATCGAGATGCTGGAGAGCCACGCGTACGCGATCGTCAACAAGCCCTTCGAGAACACGGTCGGCGTGAACCGCGACGACATCGAGGACGACCAGTACGGCGTGTACACGCCGATGTTCGAGCAGCTCGGCTGGGACTCGAAGGTGCATCCCGACACGCTCGTGTTCGGGCTGATCAAGGACACCATCGCCAACGCCGACGCGGGCTCTCCGCCGCCGGCGTCGATCTGCTACGACGGCAAGACTTTCTTCTCGAAGCTCCATCCGGTCGGCCTCGCGGGCAACACCACCGCGGTGGCCAACTGGGACGACAGCGGCGGCGGCAATCCGTACTGGTATCTGGTCGACGCCTCGCGGCCGGTCCGCCCCTTCATGTTCCAGAAGCGCAAGGAGTACACGATGACCCGCATGAACGCCCTCACCGATGAGGCGGTGTTCATGGAGAAGGTGTTCCGCTTCGGCGTCGACGCCCGGGTCAACTCCGGCTTCGGGCTGTGGCAGCTCTGCTACGCGAGCAACGCGGACCTCACCAATCCGGCGAGCTACGAGGCCGCGCGCGCCGCGATGCGCGCGATCAAGACCGATGCGGGCCTGCCGTTCGGCGCGCTCGCCGGTCCGTCGAGCGCGATCTTCCTGGTGGTGCCCCCGGTCCTGGAAGGACCGGCCCGCCGGCTGCTCAGCGCGGAGTTCTTCAGCAACACGCAGATCTCGAACATCTGGAAGGGCACGGCGCAGGCCGTCGTGTCGGAGTACCTGGCGTAGGCGGACGGAGACGGCGCGTCGGTAGGACCGGAGGACGAGGCGAAAGGACGGTAAGCGGCGGGCGCGCCACACCACTCAATGGCTACCAACCCGACATGGACGGCGAGCACGGCGTACAGCGCCGGCGCCGTCCTCATCGACCCGCGCGGCAACGTGCAGCAGTGCACGACCGCGGGGACGAGCGGCACCGCGCTGCCGGCCTTTGCGGCCGCGATCGCCGGCACGACCGCGGACGGCTCCGCGGTGTGGACCTGCCGCGCCGTACTGCACGTAGCTTCCAGCTATGCGATGCCGAGCGACATGGTGGCGAGCTACCCGGCGCGCGACCTGGTGCAGCTCACCAACGAGGACCCCACCGTCACGACGGTCAACGCGAGCTTTCTGCAGACGTTCCTCGACCAGGCGGCGCGCATGATCGACTCGTTCATCGAGAGTCGATTCTCGCTACCGCTGAAGACCGTGCCCGAGCCCCTGCGGATCATGTGTCTCGATATGGCGATGTACCGGATGCAGTCGCTGCGGCCGCTGCACGACATCGAAGACGCGCGCAAGCGCTACGACGACGCGTTGAAGATGCTGCGCGCGATCGCGGATGGGAAGCTGACCCTCGGCTTGGATGCCGCGGGCGCAGAGCCCCCGGTGGCGGTGCCGACGGTGATCACCTCGACCGCCGACCCGATGCTGAGCCACGTCTTCGATCGTAACACGATGCGAGGCATGTGATGGGCACCGGCATCGAGATCCGCGTCGACGTCACGCAGGACCAGATCGGCCCGGCGCTGCTCGCGCTCGGGGCGCGGATGGGCTCGCTCAAGAAGCCGTTGGGGGAGATCGGGCGTGGCCTCGTCACTGCGACGAAGAAGCGCTTCGAGCAGTCGCGGGGTCCGGTGGCGTCGGCGGTCGGTGAGAGTGACTACTTCGGCTTCGCGGACGAGCGCTGGCCACCGCTGGCGGCATCGACCGTCGCCAAGCGCCGCACGCACAGCAGCAAGCCGCTGATGGACACCGCGACGTTGATGCGCTCGATCACCAGCCGTGCCACCGATCGCGAGGTGCACGTGGGCACGAACCACGAGCTCGCGCCGGGGGTGAGCGCGGCCATTCACCAACTCGGCGGCAAGGCGGGGCGCGGCCACCAGGTGACGATCCCCGCGCGGCCATTCCTCGGGATCGACCGAGACGACGCGGAGATGATCGCCGGCGTCGTCAACGACTACCTCGGAGCGCGGTTGTGAGATTCCACGCCGGCTACTGCTGGAGCTGCGGGCTGTGGACGTTTCTCCTGGTCAGCCTGTGCTGGGCCTGTGAGAGTCCCGGATTGCGAAAGGCTGCATGAGCACCCCCCAGCTCGATACCCCCTGGGCAGGCCAGACGTTCGCGCCTGCGCTGCCGCTCGACATCAAATCGATCGAGCGCGCGCTGTTGTTGCACGTGCAACAGATGGCCGCGCTTGGCGGGCCGCTGCAGCAGGTGGCGATCGACCATTTCCCGGACAAGCCGGAGTCCTATCGCCTCACGCACCGAGTCGGCGCCCTGCTGCTGATCTACGCCGGCTCTGAGCCGACGCCGACGCCAGGCCCGATGTCAGTCGATGAGGTGCGTCAAGAGCGCGAGCTGCTCTGGGACTTCGCGGTGGTGATGCGCGATCTGGGCTGGGCTTACGGCGGGCAGCCGAGTGGAACCAGCCCAGGCGCGTACGACGTGCTGGACGGATTGCGTTTGGCAGTGACCGGCTACCAGCATCCCGGCTGCACCAAGATGGTGTGGCGCGGCGATCACTTTGTGCGGCGCGATTCGGAAGGCGGTGTCTGGTACTACCAGGCGCGCTTTGCGCACCGCTCGGTGGTGATCAACGTCACACCCGACATCGCCTACCCGACCTGGGCCGGACCCCCGAGCCTGGACACGGGCGGCCTCACACGGATCGACGTCCCGGACACGCTGTATACATTCGACGCGGACGGCGAGATCCAGCTGCCGGACCTCCTGCAGATCACCAACGTCCGCGTCTCCAACGACGTCGGGGCGGTGTACGTGTTGGGCACCGACTACGCCGTCGACGAGGGGCTGATCACGGCGATCCCCGGGGGCGACCTCGCCGCCGGCGCCGAGGTGTTCGTGTCCTTCAGCCACCAGGGAACACCACCGGCCGGCGACTACCTGCACGGCGTCGAGTCGCGACAGAATTGAGGTGAGAGCATGGGCGCAGCGTTTCTGCATGGCATCGAAACGGTCGAGGTAACCATCGGTCCGATCCCGGTCCGGGTCGTGAAATCGGCCGTCATCGGCCTGGTCGGGACCGCGCCCACGTGGGACGCGCCCACGACACGGACCTGGTACACCGCGCCGGTCGGCGCGACGGTACCGGCCTGGGCCTTCGGCCGCTCCGCCACCTCGACGTGGCCGAGCTGGAACCCCAAGGCCGTGTATGCCGTGGGCGACTGCGTCGTCGACGATAACGGTGCGGTGCAGCAGTGCACCACGGCCGGCACCTCCGGCGCGAGCGCGCCGAGCTGGGCCACCACCGTCGGGGCGCCCACGGCCTCGGACGGCTCCGCAGCCTGGAAGCTGGTCCAGACCGCCGCGCAGCTCGCGGAGATCAACAGCCTGACGATCGTCAACGGCGTGCTCGACGCGGCCGGCTTCGGGCGCAAGGTCCGCGGCTACACGATCCCGTACGCGCTGGCCGCGATCCAGAAGCAGGGCGCCGGCCAGGTGATGGTCGTCAACGTGTTCGATCGCAACGCGCACGTGACGCCGGTCTCCGCGCTCGCACGCACGTTCCCGGCCACCGGTACGCAGGTCATCAACCTCGGACATATGGGTGTCTCTGCCGTGGTGGTAATCCCCACCGTTGGTGCGATCACCGCGGTGGCGGTCAACGTCGCCGGCGCCGGCGCCGACTACGAGGTCGATGACGTCGTCACAGTCAGCGGCGGTAGCGGTGGCACAGTCACCGTCACCGCAGTCGACGGCAGCGGTGGGGTCACGGCCGTCGAGCTCACGACCGGTGGGAGCGGCTACAGCTCGGGCACCGACCAGGCGGCTACCGGCGGAAGCGGGAGCAATATCGGGCTCGACATCACGGTGTCGACACCGTTGATCCTCGGCACCGACTTCACCCTCGATTGGGTTAATGGAATCGTCAAGGCAAAGGCCGGCGGCGCGATTACGCCCTCGACCGCGGTCACCGTCGACTTCAATTACGCGAATCCCGCCGACAGCAGCAATGGTATCGAGACGACCGACGTCATTGGCGAGGTGAACGACGGCGTATACAGCGGTGTCCAGCTCTTCCCGATGGGCTTCGCGACCTTCGGCTTCTATCCGAAGATCCTCATCGCGCCAGGGTTCTCGCAGATCAAAACCATGGCCGACGCCCTGGAGGTGATCGCGGACAAGATCCGCGCAGTCGTACCGGTGGATAGCCCTGGGGGACTCGCACCGACCAACGGCAGCAGCGCGCCGCCGGTCTCCAAGACGGCCTTCGGGCAGACGCCGAGCGTACAGGCGACT